GAGTAAGCGCAGCTCACGCTCCTGCTCACTGACAGCGAGTTGATGAAATGCCGCCAGATTTTTCAGTGCTGCGTCCTGATCGCGCATCATTATCTCAATGCCGAATTTGGATTTTTTCACCCCGGCTATCAGGCGGCGTGATGGGCCAGTTATATCGCGGGTATCAGCAAGATAAACATCTGCCACCCCTTCACCGGCACAACGTGGACAATCGGGATTGGGATCATCGTTCTCAATAAATCCCAGGCCGCCGTATTCAGGCTGCGGCTTACCATCGGCAATGGCTTTTTCTGCGGCGCGGTCATATTCATCAATATCGCGCCACTGATAGAGAAATCGCTCGCCCCAGCAATGCCTGCAACAGCATCGGCGCATCTGTGAAATCTCACCGGGATCGGCAATAGCGATTTCGTGCCAGTGCCGCAATACCTCCTGACCGCTCAACACTGCATCTTTGTGCAGCTGCTCCAAGCCGCGATTGATAGCCCGCGTTATGTTGGGCTTTCTATGGAGCATCCTGGCGGCGCGATCCCCTCCGGTGTAACCCGCTTTTTTATAGGCCGCATATTTGTCACGGGTCTTTAAAAACTCGGTCACGAATGTTTGTTCCTGCGCATTTAAATCTGCGCAAAATGAGGAAGTACTCGGATCCTGCGCAGTTTTCTTTTGCGCAGCCCTTGCAGGCTCAGCCTTCTGGCTGATTGAGGCTTTAGAAGTTTTTTGTGCAGCTTTATTTTGCGCACTTTTTTGCGCAGTTCCTTTCGAGGATACTTGCGCAGTTTTTTTTACCGGCTTCTTTATGTAACGTCGAGCGCTGCTGTAGTTTAATCCCTCCTGTTCACACCAGGCTTTGGGTGATATACCCGTACTGGCATGAGCAGCAGCAAACTGAGACTGCAGCGCCCTCCAGTCGGGTTTGCTCATCTATCAGTCCTTACTGGCAGATAATCTCATTAGTTCGTTGTGGGCCTGTGCATCGCCTTTACGCGCACGCTCATATAACGCCCGCCTTAGCTCTACTTCTCCTTTCGCTCGACCTTTCCTCATGGCATCTCTGAATGAGCTCATCAATTCACGGTTCTGTTTGAGGTCAACCAGATCGATATCGAGGACGTCAGCTATCTGCTGTTCGTTCATTCGAAAGGCTGCGAGGGATTCAATTTTTGACAACGGGAGCATGATTACCCCCTGGCGGTCGGCAGGCGTTTTTTATATTTTTCGGCGAGAATTTTTACTGCTGTGTTGTTCCAGCTTATCCGATGGTGGATGCGCTGATGAGCCAACCCCATCATTGAGATCTTCACGCATGATGGCGCGTACATCACTGAGTAAAAACTTTTGACGTATGTTCCTGATGCCAGATACAGCTCTGTCATGCCGCCACTGTTCGACTGTGTGGGCTTTTGCAGTAGCTGAACGGCTCCAATAGTCAGGAATAGCTCACCACGGCGGCCGAGTGTCGTGTAGGTGTTCACGTCCTCATTAATGCGACCGATAAACTCGAATGGTCTGTCAGTGGAGCATATCAGGCTGTTCATAGCTTTCCGCTTCAGCCATGAGGCGTTATTAGAGTCTCCGAGAAAATCTCCACCCTGTGCCATTGCGATGGTTTTGGCAGGGATTGCCTCGTAATACTCAATCATTGCCTCCAGAACCGGATCGAGGCGGGTGATCAGGCAATAATCCTTTTCAAGTTCCCTGCCGACCCTGAACTGAAACGCCGTGTAATCATCGTCCAGCTCAATAAAATATTTACAGCCCACTTTTTTTGCCAAATCGAAACATGCGTTGCGGGCGTAGAAAATAGATCGCCGGTCACCAAAATTATCAGCTTCGTCGAACCGGCTGGCGATATCGCTTTTTGAGAAAATCAGCACCTTGTCGCCGAACAATTCCTGATAACGCTCCCGGGTGGTGTCTTCATCGTCTATGACGATAAAATACTTTCCCGTGTAGCCTGATTTTTTCAGTAGATTCAGCGTATAGATTTTATCCGGGCGCCCATGGCTCAGGATGAATGCGCAGAAATCATCACGCATGTTGTTCATCCCCCTCACCGTGGACAATCTCCACCATTTTTTTAGTCAGGTGGACGAATCCATGTTCAATCGCCTTTTCATAGTCGATTATGACCAGAGCAGACTCCTCAAACAGTGCCTGAACCTCAGCGCTCGCCGATGCGTAGTAATCAGCGATTTTATTGAAGTGGAAAACGGTATGGCGCTCTGCAGCGCTCAGCAGGAACCTTTCAACCTCAGGCGGGAGTTCTGCTGCTTGAATACGCTCCCGGAGATCCAGCGTTTTATTTTCGTCATACAGCTCTGAAACTGCAGGGACTGTTTCGGATGGCTCATAAACCGGCGTGTCGATTTTTGCAGTGTAGGGATCTTCATCATTGATGGTTTCGGTTTCGACCTCCACCAGCAATTCGTCCACCTCTTCCAGGCTGAACCCCGTCAGGCTGATATCGAATCTCGCATCCATTAACTCAGCAAATTCCAGCTTTAACAGTTCTGTGTCCCAGCCTGCATTCAGCGCAAGCTTATTATCAGCTATCCGGTAGGCTTGTTTTTGCTCTGCTGATAATCCCTGCAGGATGATGGCCGGCACATCGGTTATACCGAGCTTTTCAGCAGCCATCACACGACCATGCCCTGCTATCAGATCCCCTGATTCATCTATCAGTACGGGATTAGTCCAGCCGAACTCAGTAATGCTGGCGGCGATTTGCTGCACCTGCGCTTCTGAATGGGTGCGCGCATTACGTGCATGGGGGATGATTTCGCTCAATGATCGGTAAATGATAGTGAGCTGCGGAAGATTTTCTGTTGTGGTCATTTCTGAGAATCCAATAAAATGGCCCGGCTCTGCAGAGCGAGCTGGGCCTTGGTTCATACTCATCATGACTGTACCGTGGGTATGGATGTCTGCTGGCAGTTCCCGCTGCCGGTAGACGCCCACCTTCATATTTCGTTATGGCGTCAATGCCAGTTGCATCTGTGACGATCCTGCCGCTGCCCGCCCGTAAATCTCCCCCGTCGCTGTGTAAGAGTTATTTTTTTCACCACCAGCAAAAATCGGGTGACCCAGTAAGGATTCAGGCGGAACACCATCTGATTCACAGATATCCCCGTAACCAGCAACAGCTGTGATCAGCATAGAATCGGCACCGCTCGCAATGAGCGTCCAGGACGTTCCCACCGTTTTATTTTCAGTAGCCATTTTTCTCTCTCATTCAGGATGCATCAACTGCGGTTATCACCAGTGTAGAAACCATATCGTTCAGCGTTACCGTCAGCGTGCAGGTTCCGGCAGTGAGGATACTGACAGCCGCCTGACCACCAGCAGATGTGCTGATATGCTGCACCATGCTGGGATTTGATATCGTCCAGACAGCACCCTCCGCGCGCCCGATTTGAGCACCGGATTCACCGCTGACGAGGAATGCACCCAAATATTGCCACCCTTTCGGAGCGGTAGCGTTTAGCATCGAGTAATGTGTGCTGTCTATCTGAGTAACACACCATGGCGACGTGGGGGATTTGTTGCTATCGTTCTGGATAAAAATTGTGTCAGTTGGCATAAGAGGTCTGCCACCAATAGATAAAGCACCTGATGCTGTCGTGCCTAAACTGTCGCCACCAAGAACCAAAGAATTTTTATCGACTAACATTAGAGTCTCCAACCAAAATTTAAGCTATAACTGTAAATAGATTTATTTAGCTGAATATTCTTTAGCCCTTGATAAGGGCTAAGAACAAAGAAATTACATCAAAGATGGAGGTGTCAAAATGAATGATGAAAAACAAGATGGCAATTTGCATAAAACTTGGTCAATGACTACATTCAAAAATATTTTGAAAAAGAAGGTTTAAACATCCCCAAGTTTTTACTGCTTTTTGCGACCTTTTTGGCCGCAATTTTTCTGTTTGCACTCTATATATTTAATTGGGCAGAGTTAGGCACATCCCTAGCTAACAAGGTGGTAATTGTTAGCCTAACCATGTATATTACACTATTATTCTGCGCCACCGACTTGATACCATCTAGCTCTCCAAGTAAAAAATGGTTTAGCATTGCCTGTCGACTGCTTACATTAGGCACCTTATACTTCTCCATAACTTACTTCCGCTAAAACAATTATTAAAACCCCATATATTTACTAAGATGAGATGCAACCCATCTTACAATCATAAACCGTGAGTTAGTAAAAATAAGGTTCGGATTCTTTAATTAAGCACATTAGAATCCGAATCATTACTAAAAATCATTATGTACCAAAATTTTCCGCTATTCTGAAAGTTCCGAACGTTAAAATTATAGTCAACTACATGTAATTATTGACCGCTGACGCAGTTGTTATCACATCCCTCTCGACACAATCTCTGGCTCAGGGGTTCAAAAAACCAGCACTAAAACTCAAAATTTCTCTAAAGTTTTTGGGAGATTGGCCGTTTTATCTTTTATCTAAAAGGAGAAGATATGGACATTTTAATCAAGTTAGTCATAGCTGCTGTAGTTTTAGCGTTTTTCGTCTGGGTACTCACGACCCATGGGTATTCAAATAGATTCCTTTATGTTGATAAACGGAAGAAGGACGTAACCCTTCATCTAACCATCTTTGGCACACCGAGAGGAAAAGGTGCAGCACGCAAGGTTATTGCTTCATTAGAGGATTGCCTAAAAAAACTTAAAAATGATGGATATACTAGCGTCACACTTGAAAGCCACCTTATTGATGAAAAGAAGATGAAAATGGTGAGCAGGATAACTGGGTCTTATAACTACAAAATCACAAATGTCAGCACTTTCCCAACACCTCGCTGGCAAAGATTTTTCATTCCATTTTCAATGGCATTTTTCAGATTTAAGCTTGTACGTGCAAACGAACTATCAACTAAACTTACAATTTTACTTTGAGCAATGTTATTTAAAACCACCAGAACCAGGATTAGTTATTCAATTGGGTGGCTGATGGTTATCGACGCGAAGTAAATTCTGTCTAATTTTAATTTTTGCAGGTAGAAATGAACATTGAAGAATTAGTTTTTTTTGCTCAAAAAGTTCGCATGCTTTTAGAAAACAGAGTTTCCAGCCATCTCCCTTATACACCTTTCAACGAATTTCCACATGGATGCTGCTCAGATGCATCTGCAATACTCTCAGCTCTTTTAAAAGAGGTTAAACAGGTCCATACCGTAGTTGTAAGCTGGGATTGTGGTCAAAGCGGCCTCATTGATTCTCATGCCTGGGTTGAGCTAAATGACACATGTATTGATATCACTTTAGACCAATTCAATACAGCCGATAATCCGCAATATCTACCCGTATATGTTGGCCGAAAAAATAATTTACACCAAAATTATGAAAAGGGAGAACGGTGCAGTGTCACATCACCTGGCTGGCTCCCTTCAGTAGTAGATGACTTAAAGAAATTATTCCCATAAAATCTTGCCATAGTAATAAAGCCGCCCAAGGGCGGCCAACACCATACTCTGCTCTAATGACCTAGACGCTATTACTCATGAATGTAATCGACTCTTTTCCTGCCTTGACCGCCCATTGATTGTATTCATCAACAAGACTTCTTGCTTTTGTTTCGTAAGTTTTTAGCTGCTGCAAGGCATCCTCTATTTTGGAGATGCTGATAGCGGTAATTGTATTACTAATAAAAGTAGAACCTGAAGTTCTTGCTGCGGTACTGAGTCTAAGTGCAAACATGTCTCGCTTGGATAAGCAATCGCCAATCTCTTTACGCAAATGCTCACATCGCCCCATAGCTTCGAAATTTAGCTCTGACATCGTAACCCCCGTTTAATATAGGAAGTTACTACATTACCCTTCACAATATCCTTAGTGAAGAAAAATTAACCATCTGACCTGTTCGTGAATGCACATTGTGATGTGTTCAACAATTTTTCCTCGTAGTAGTACAATCCGTTATGCTGTTATTCATGGTATTTACAGATCAGTAAATTGCCATCTATAGCAAATCAATGTCTGATACATGCGTCTTCCATGCTCTAATCCAGCAAAGAATCTACGGGTTGCATCTTTTCAGTAGATAAATTGCCTGTTTTTTGGCCATGCCTAAAACTAGGCATTCTTCCCGCCCCTACCGTTATCCGCCTTCCTTCACTCATAATTTTAATTACTTAATTTAGACACTGCTCTTTGATGTACTGCTGCAGCCCAAAAATCATATTTTGACTAGTCATAATTCTCGCCCTAAGGGTGAAATAATCCCGTTGAGCGGAGTCAGTAAGTCGGGCGCTGGCTGCATCATCCATGCTGGTGGTGCCGGTGCCGGTGCCGGATTGCTTCGCACAGGTAGCGTTGAGCTGCAACCGACGCTTGCCAGTAGTAACATCATTATGCAGCTGTTTGATAGTGGCTTTAGCATCGGCTAATTCCTTTGTGTATTTCTCATCAAGTGCAGCCACCTTACGCTGACGCATCTGCATATCGGTGATAGTTGCCGCCTGCTGCCTAGTCACTTCCTGCGCATGCTTTGCAACTGTTCTCCAAGCTACAGCTTTATCGTAATAGTGGTTAGCAGCCCAACCAAGCACCTGAATGACAGCTATAAGGACTATCAGCAGATAGTATCTACTCATTGGTTCTGCACCTATCACGGGCCAGCCAGATCGAGAGCGCTAACGAAAACATCGAATCCGTAAGGTTGGGAGCCGTTTTCGTGTTGGATGATGGCCTGCAGTAACTGAAACAGTTTACGGCTGTCGGTCAGATCAATCGGCTGATTCGCTCCAGTACTTGTAGCCTGCGCCACACTATTGATGTATGCCTGCGTATTGTTCTCGTTAGGTGGCGCCCAGCGCTTGATCATGCCGGTAATCGTGCGCAGCCCGTATTTATTTTGATAATTGCGCAGGATGACGATCATAGCGCGGATACCATATTCTGGTGAAATGAACTGGCAGAAAGATTTATCAGTGCGCTGGGATTTTGGCACAAGCCCCCGCCACTCATCGCCCCATCGAATGTTACCAGGGTTGTTGTTACGAATGCCGCGTGTTTTTTTATCGCCCGTCATTTTTTACTACTTCCCTCCGCTGGATAAGAAACTATACGCGCAACGTTTCCACGCGCCGCAAACACTGCGATGCATATCAGCGCGTTCGCTACAACTACCGGCCAGCCGCTGGCGTGGTAATGACCGAATAACCACAGCAGTCCAAAGTTACCGTAAAACAGAATCAGACCAGCAGCAATCCATGAGATACCTGGTTTATGCCTTCTGCCTGCTTTACTGAAGAGCATCATACGCAGAGCAATAGCTGCACAAATGGCGACATCAATTACCGTCAGGAGGTCGTTGCTGATCATGATTTTTCCCCCAGCCATTTTTTAACGAATGGTAGTTTTGAAACGCCGCCGTTTTTCAGCCAGAAATAGCCCTGCACCGCTGCAGCGGAAATAACGACAGCCGCCAGGGCATCAAGCGGTTTTTCGCGGTAATCCAGATAGTCCTCAATTTTGTCAGCGACAAAACCGGCCCCGAATACTCCAGCCGCATAGCCGAACAGGAAATACCCGAATATCTGTCGCCTCGTCAGATCACTGGCGGTGACGATAAAACACATCGACCCAGCAAACGCTCCAAACGCGATTGAATAATCTACAGAGGTGATAAACCCCACCAGCGCAGACGTGACAATGCCCCAGCCAGCTACTGTTCCCACAGTAGCGCTGGTGCTTAATGGCTCAGCCATTCAAAGCCCCTTTTAGAAGGTTAGATATGAAGAAAATTTCTACGCACCGCAGCCCTGCGGATGCCGGTTAAAGATTCTTTCACAAAAATTTGGTGATGCAGCAAGCAAAATCCCCGCAGTGAAAGAATCATTAGGAATATTGACCTTTTATGATAATCTTCAGGTCACTACAATTCTTAGCAAGGCAGTTAAATGAGCGACAACAATAAAGGCCGCCCTACGTTTGACCACATGCCAGCCAGCCTGGCAAAGGCCATTGCAGAACAGGCAAAGCAACAATCACAAGCGGCATCTCAGCCAAAGACCACACAAAAATCAGGCGGAGGTGATGAGAAAAAAGAGTGAGGACTAATGAACCGGGAACACATTGCATATCAAATCTATTATTCTCACCTTCTTGAAAGCATGATTAGTCGCTTTAACGGGAGGGTTAACAAAACTCTGTCTTTTTTATTGATCGTTCTCGGTTCGGCGGTAATCAGTCACTATTTCAATACTGTTTTTTTGGGCGTGCTGATTGCCCTTATTTCGGCATTGAATACTGTGGGTTCATATGGTGCAACTGCAGAACTGGCCCGCGTGCAGTCATCGCGATACCTCAGACTTTATAACAGCCTGCACTCATTCGAGACTGATGAAGATTTAATGCATCAACTAATGAAAATCCAAGAAGATGACAAACCCCCTAATTTGACCATTGCTAAATTAGCAGAGCGTGAGGCTGGAAAGACTTTTAAGGATTTTATGATACACGAGCGGTTGTCACGAAAAGAGAAACTCTACACATTTTTTTCAAGCTGAAAATGAGTTGCTTAAAGCATTTTATCTTTTCTGAAAAATCTTGGAGTTGCCAGGAGCACTTAATGCGAGATATAAAGATACCTTTTGATACGATAGATCAATATGTTTCCATAAATAATGTCGCCGCTGATTATTTTATTGTTGGTCCCGATAGTCTAAACCCTGATGAGATGTTAATTTGTGATAACAAAGGGAAAGTTTTTTATCGTTACTTTGTCTCTCTTGAATCATGGGTTTGTTTCCCAACTCCAATGCCCGTATCAAATCCAAGTGATTACCTGCCACTTAAAGCTTTGAACTTAACTCTAATTCAGATTTTACATCCTTTAAAAGCCAAGTGAATTTTGTACAAGGCAATTGACATTTTTCAAAAAAACCAGTCAAAACCCGCAGACTGCCGGACTCTCGGGGCTACAATTACAAAACAGACATCATATAAAATATTCGCCAAATATTACCTTTTTTGTTGCAGTTTGCAAGAGCATTTTGTCGTATTGAACTACTTGCAGCAAGTAATACAATTTTAACACCCGACAATGCCTTACTGTCCTGTACCCTAATCTATCTATTCATCATTGCCATACTGAAAAAGGGGCAAAATAGCCTTCTATTCCAGTGTTTAACGATTGATAGTGTCGATTATATTCAAGTAAATTCATGGTAAGGGCCATGCTTGTAAGGCCTTTGCATCGATAAATATTTAATCTTAAGGATAGGGATATGCAGAAAATTTTGATTTTAACTGTATTTGCTTTGTTAACAGGCTGTACTTCACCGAAATATAATTACAGCCCAACAACAGAAAATATCAGTGAACCTCCTAAAGGTTCAATTAACACAGCATACGTTGGTGATTCCCTGTTGCGCCAGGGTGTTGCGTCACGGTATGAAGGGCTGAAGGTTACTGCACCTGCTAAGGTCTCCTGGGCCTACACCGTTACGCCTGGGTATCTGAAAAAGGTTGGCGAAGATGCCAAAAGTGAGTTTTACCTGCCTACAGGCACACCTGATTCTGCAAACGTTGATAAGGCCGGAATAGCTGACATGTGGCAAGGTATAATGGCAAAAAAGAATACCAAAACAATGTGCGTGATTACTGTTTTCTCAGCCTACACCTGTGAGGACAACATGCCATTCGAGCACACTACTCTAAATGTCAGCTCTGAAAACAGCTTCCAGCAAACCCTGCTCTATAATGGCCGTGTTGGAGACAAAATTAACATCGGATACCGCGAGTCATCTGGAAACATGGCGCGTCCCGCATTCAATAACGAGGTCGAATACGACCTATCAGAATCCAAAACAATTGGCTACAAAGGCGCTCGAATTGAGGTCATTGAGGCCACAAACCAGAGCATCAAGTACAGGGTGTTGAGTAACTTCAATTAACCTGAGCAGAAGCCCACTCCGTTGGGCTTTTTCCTGCTCCAATTATGCTATTCATCCAACGCGTTGATGTATTTCTCCAGAGCGCCATGGATAGATGCTTCATCCAGCGCTCTTACCATCGCTTTTAATTCCTGCCAGTGCGGTGAATAAATGCGGCTCCAAGTTGATCGTGATACCCCCAGCCGTGAGGCCAGCAAAGCACCTGCATATTTCTTGAAAGTACTGTTCGACTGAGAACAGGCAATCTCCTGCACTGCCACCCAAACTAGCGAAGAAAGCCGCTTTTGGGTTTTCTTAATTAACCCTGTCGGGAGGCATAGCTTGAACTCGTGCCAGATATATTCACACAAGGTGATCTGATGGCGAAAATCCAGATCATATCCGTAGCAATATCGCAGCCATGCCTGCTCATGCTTAGATAACTGATTAACAGCGCGTCGCCACGGTGATGCTGCGAAATCCTCATCGCCTATAGGTGGCAGTGGCGTACGCCTGCTGCGCGTCTCCAGTACGTATACGGCGCTATTCTCGGCCCTCACTTGCCTTTTGCCACCCTTCCCATCCTCCAGCTCGACGGTATGGATAGGTTTGCGTGTGAGGCGTTTTTTCTCTGCAGGAGGATTTTCGCTGAATGCCTGCAGTTGCCCCTTTGTTTTCCCGGAGTAATCGACCAGTGCGCGCCTGAGTTCGGTGCGAGCGTATTCAAGATCCTGCGCACTCATGAAATAAACCCCTCACGTTCCCAAACATCGAGCGTGCGCAGTACGCCCTCGGCGTGCATCAGGCGGAGTTCTTCGTAGGTAAATTCAGTCTTAAGACGACCATCAACGGCTGCATGACAGCAGTCGCAGCCGATTGCAGCCACTAAGTCACTTGGTTTTATGCCGGTGCCACATAAACCACTCAATCGGTAATGTGTCAGCACGCTGGATTCAGGATTGAAATTACAAACGCCCGGAATCCGGATTGTGCATTCGCGCCCGCGAGCTGCTTTGCGTAGATTTTTTTTCATGCGGCAAACTCCATGAGCTGCGCCGCAATGTTTTCGACTTCTGCAAGGGAGTTAAATTTACGGAATAAAATATAATTCCATAAAACGTTCAGCACTGATTTATAGAGCTGGCTGAATTCGATCTCATCCATGTTGGCGAATGAAATAGATTTAGCGCGGCGGTTACTGCTGCCGTCAGGATAAACATGCTCGGTGTAGTAACCAGCCTGGATGGTAACCCATTCCCGGAATGCCTCGAAAGATTTCAGCAGGGCAATATCATGGGAGCGATTGTGTCCAATGTCTGCCAGATATTGCTCAGCAGCATCAGAAAGCGGCAAGTTATGGCTCTGCCCTACACGGTCGCAGAGGTAGTTAACAAATCCTTTAATGAGTTGATGCTCTTCCGGCTTAATGAGCCCCCCTACTGGCGTCCAGTAGTCGAATCCGAGCTGCAGTAGTGCGAAGAGTTTTTTATGAAATTTATAATTGCGAACGCGCCGGAAATCAGCATGAATCCACTCGCCGATTTTAATGCGCTGCAGAAACTCGCCGTCTTCCGGTGTCGCCGGGGCCAGCGATGAAGGACCGTTTTTTACAAATTGTATGCGTGCCATAAATGATTCCTATGGCACAGCGATTTCTCAGTAGGCTGTTCAGACCTGTGGAGATTATAAACGCTCACCGCACCCATCAACAAGATAAATTCCCATTGACTCACAACGCTCTTTAAACGAATTGAAACTGGTGACGAACTCATCGGCAGCCAGCACAAATCCACTCAGAAAATGGCCTTCGCGGTTTCTGAAAATCACAACAGGACGCTCATACTGATCAATCCCAGGAATTTTTTCGTCAGGAATAAACATTTAACAATCTCGCTTAAAAATTAAATCCCATACAGATACATCCTTGTTGCGCCGGAGTATTTAACTCTCAAGAATTCGTTAACACAATTGTTAAAATAGAATAAAAATTGACCATTCTGTTTGCGTAGTACTTTTGAGGTAAGAATTTTAAATGAATATTAAACGTGCTGCCATAACTCAAATTTATACGCCTGAAATAAATTACAAATTAAATCATTTCATTTAAATTATTTTTTATATCGGATACCAAACTGGAATATTAACATTGCGATGTGGTTGATGCCCTCACACTGCTGATCAGCTGATTAAACTCATCGACTAGTTCGAGAGATTTAAATTCCTCGCTGGTGAAATAACTGCGGCAGGGTTTGCCCTTTTTCACATTTCGCCCCTGAATTCGCTGAGAGTGACCAAAAAATTTCGGGCTGACGCTTTTCAGGCGGTACGCACGGTGCCGATTTTTCATGGTTAGTTCGAGATTGCAGTTCACCGAGTCTTTGATGGTTTTCAGCGCCACCCACAGGCTTGATGGCTCGTATCCAGGGTATTTCCTCCCCACGATTACGTGCATCTCCGGCACTGTGAGTGTCTGGCCAACAATGAGCTCAGCCAGTTGAGCACCTAAAATTCGAACTCCTGATTTCATAAAATTTCTCCTGAATATTTCGAAACGCACTTCCTGAGCACGCTGCGGGTTATCGCCGGTTCATCCTCCCCGGAACCCATCCGGGATGTCGTAATCCATGCTCTCTGAAGCTATGGAGTCACTACCTGGCCGTTCGTCGTTCCAACGCTCGCCGTTCAGGTACGAGCCTGGCAGCAGCTTGTCGAACCCAAACACCTTGGCACTGAGCCGCAGCCGAATATCTTCGGCCAGCATCCTGGCGAAAACATCAGGCGGCCCGCCGTTGGTTTTTTTCCATGCCCGGTATTTTTTTTCAAATGCCGGCAGTGCTTTGGCTTTGGCAGCCTTCCTGAGTCCGGCAGTCCAGAATATTTTTTCGAATGCCTGCCGGATCGAATCCGGGGGATCATCATCGGTTGGATTCGGTTGTTTAATCGAATCGGACAAAGTGTTTTTATCTTCTAAGATCTGTTTACTGTTTACTGCTTTCTGGATACCGGATGGCAAAGCGTTAGGCTTATCCTTAGGCAAAGGCATAGCCATATCGAACGCCTTACCCATAGCCTCTGAAACCCCGTAGCACGCGGCTTGGAGGACTTCATAAGCCTCCCATTTCAACTCACATTCAGGAAGATAATTGAATGCATTTGCCCAAGCTTTCACTACGTTCCCGGAGTTCGGAGCATTATGTTTTGCAGCGTTAGGAACCCAGAAC